AAGCAGAAGGGGGGTATCCGCTGCGGACCCCCTCCCCCTACCTCTCTTGAGACCCTGCCATAGGGCAGGTTTAATGTTAAGAACTATCTGAAACCTTTGAAACCTTTCGGTACATTCCAGACACGTTCTCTTTTACTATTTCATCGATTGCCATTTCATTAGCCGAATTTCTGTCACTCTCGCTTAATGCTTCTGATGTGATGGTGATCCTGGCGAGGAGGGCGGATGAATTGTAACCTTTGTTCTCATCAAACGCATACCACTCATCGAACTGTATGAATGGACTGTATGGATTGTCCACAGTTGTTAGCATGTGNTTGACTAGCTGTGTGGCACTGTCCTGTTCTGTTATGGGTGGGGGCATAATTACACTCCTCTCTATTCGGATAGGGCTTTGTTTAGGGTGGGGGTAGAAACGCCTAACTGTAGGGCTATCTCTGCCTGTGTGTACCCAGACACGACCATGGAGCGGGCCCTTTGAAGAGCGGCGGGGCTTACAACAGGGGCTTCTCTGGGCATGGAGTATTCTTTAATCACATCAAGGTCGGTGTTGCTAAGGATCTCCTTAAGTCGACTAGGGGGAATAGCACCGGCCTGTATGGCTTCCCATTCAGGGGGGGTGATAATAACCTTGATCTTCTTAGCACCCACTCTATAGCGAGCATCGTTCAGGGCAGCACCTTTAATCTTCTTTACTTCAGAAGGGGTCAAATTAGTGTTTGCCATGGTCTTTGCTTTTACTATTGAGTTTGCAACTAGTTGTGCGTTTCTTTCTAGGGGGGCGTTCTTTTTAGCGACATTAAGCTTCGCTGATAGAGCGTCCACCTGTTCCCTGTATGCGATCTTAGCTGATGGCTTGTATTTAACAGTGCCTGTTTTGAGAGCTGACTTACGAGCCTTATTACCTAGAGCCTTAAGGCCGTTAGCATGAGTAGCATACACTGCCTCCATGGGTGTGCCTGATGACAGCTTACGGGCATCCTCCGCCTCGAACATCTTAGTAGAGGAGTCTGTGTTGGACACGGTTTTGCCATGCTTGTTCACATATGATGCGCCTGTCTCTGTGTACACCAGACGACCTGTCTTAGCATCGATTGGTCCACCATCTTTAGCTTTTCTATCGACTCTTTGTGCTACTCGTATCTCAGATCTTGACCTAGACACGAGTGTCGCCGCACCACCACGTGGGCCGCCTTGATACTTAGCCTTCAGCTCTTTGATTCCGTTGTCCAGAGCCGACTGCCTGTAGTTCAGGTTGTGCTTTTCAGCATCAATGACCACCATAGAGTGCTTTACGGCACGAGCGATCTCTGCTTGTGTGGATTTCTGAATAGACATGTCGGTAATCAGGTTCGAAACGATACCCATCTCTGTTTGCGTGTTTGTCATAGGCTTCATACCCTCATATGCTGGGTATAACGTCTGAGGATCAAAGTCTTTCAATCCAAGCAGTGAGGGGGAGGTTTTTACAGCGCCTGAGCCATTGGGTATGACCAGCACCGTATCTCCATCGAAATCTGCACCAGACATACGACCAGCAACCCTAGAATTTATTCCAACAGCTGTTTGTGCATTACCAAGAAGTGTTTTAGCTTCCTTGTTTCGGTTATTGACTATGAGTTCCGGGATCTCAAACGTTCCACCATGGGGGTAACGAACGAGCACCACAGATTCGCCATTATTGTAGTTTGGCGCGTAAATCTCGTTATCTTTAACACTTTTAACAGGCAAAATGACGTGTGTCTTCTGTCTGGGTAAAGCGGCAGCCTTTAGATGCACCGCAGAGGCGTCTGCCTTGTCCGCTAAGGACAGTAGAAGCTTGTTCCGGACTGTTGGGTTGGTAAGAGACATTATCTCTTCATACTCGGCTTTAGAGGTCTTCAAGGCCAAGTCTAGCTGTTGCTTAGCAAGGGGGAGAGGCTGTTTTGACAACATCTGAGAGGAGAGGTTTTTAGACCACTTTTCCCAGTCTTCGTCGTCGTTAACCACGTTAATGGCTGACAGTTTCTCCTTACCCTGAGCATTCGTATACTTGTTTTGCCTAACTATTGAGCCGAAGGGTAGGTCTGGATCGTCTGCAAGTTTCTTCATAGCATCCAGCTTGGACTTACCCTGTGACTTGTTGGTGTTGAACTCCATGTCCACACCATCAGGCAGCCCATCCTTATACATAGCCATGCCTTTTAGATAATGTGTTCCGTTGATAGCTATACGTACCTGAGCGTAAGTGGCGTTTCCTAGTGATATATCTTCTACTCCTGGACGAATGTAGATAACACCATCAGCATTAGCACCGCCTTCTTCTGCATAGCGTACATCCACACGACTCTGTTTAATCTGAATCGGGGTTTCAAACACAGGAAAGGTTCTTCCTCCATCTGGTGATCGTTGAGCAAGCGTTGCTATGTTTCCGGAGTTCTTAAACACCTCAGAATATGGAATCCCTGGGGCCACAAGCACTTTGNTGGTTGTGAATTGCGCAGGGCCTGTCTTAGTCTTGACATACTCAACGCTNTAGCCCTGTTTCTTCAGNATCTCAACAGCCACAGACAGTTTGTCCTTAGACACACCTATGTGGTTTTCGATNCCTGTTCCAATGTCTGTGTACTTCACCTTATCTACGTGGTCTTGTAGATAGTTCGCTGTGGCGATTAGAATATCGTTCTTCTCTTTAGCCGCAGGTTGCAATAGTGAGCGAACAGATGACTCNTTGCGGTNCATCTCTCGACCAATAGCTGATGTAGACATACCNGTGTCNTTAAGCTTNTGTGCCTGAGTAATATCGGCAGCTTTAGTGGCATTCTTAGCAATGGTCTTCATCGCACGTAGTTCTTTGGTGTTCATGCCAAAGCCTTCAGCAATCTGGACTTCCGACATACCTTTTTCCTTGAGCTCCTCTACTCTACCCAAGAAATTAATGTTGTTCTGGTATGGATTCTCTCCAGACCCCCAAGCGTATCGACCCGAGTGCCTAGGAGTACCAATGTGTACGATTTCATTACTCATGCTTGCTCCTCCAACCTCATTAGTTCGATTCTCTTATCAAAGGTCACGATTTTATCCATTATGTGTGCTATCTCGTCAATCTCTGGAATATAGGCCGTTACTTCGTCTAACTGATAGATGCGTAGTTCCATTTCNATCTCGAAAGGCTTGAAGCCATACTCGAGACAAAAGAACGCGGCATAGACCATCAACTGATTGAAGGACGACTTTGTGACTCCGGTTTTTAGATCGTGAATTCTCAGAAGGTTTTTTCTAAACGACAGCGAGTCTGCTGTGCCAAATGCATTCCTCGAAAAAAACAAAATCTGTTCAGGTGTCATTCGGAAGCCAATAGCGTCGTTTACATACTGCGACAGTGTTTGGCGATTCTTGGGAAGCTTGATCCCTAACCGAATGGCTTCGAACGCAAATGTGTGTAGCTCTGTTCCTTTCGCTGCTGCCATAGCAGTCTTCCAAGTGTTGTCTAGTTTTTCATTATCATAGTTGATCCAGTGATACTTGCTGGCGCTTAAGAAAGCGTGTCTACCGGCGAGCTCTGAATGCGTGTTCAAGTTCAGCAAGAATAAACTCCTTGTTTTCTGGGCAGATCATAGCTGCGAAGGACATATGTGAAAGCACATCTAGATAATATTCTTGATTCGGTTGCATCTTAGCGTTGGGTGAGGCTTTGCATTCAAGCATTGCCCACCGACTTCCAAAAAGAACAAGGAGATCTGGAATGCCCTGAATATAACTAGAGTCGTTCTTCAAAACAACACAGCCGTCAAAGCGATTCTTCAATTCCTTTATCAGGTTTTGCTGAAATCTACTCTCTAACATATAAATCTCCTTCAGAAAAACAAAAAGTGTGTAAAAGTGTCTTAGACATCTTACTCCTTCTATTATACCCCGTGATTTCTGCGCGAGGGGTGTTTTGTGAGAATATGACGTGGCCACAAAAGTGGGCAAATCAAATCCCTTGTAATATACCTCTTTTTTACCTCGTGATAGTTTTAGTAAATAAGTGGGTTTGTGGCCATCCTGTGTACCCATCCCTATCGCTACTCCTATATGTTTAAAGGGATCGGCGTCCTTAAAAACTCCCAATTTTACCCCAAAATCGTGCCCACTTTTGATTTCAGTTATGGCCATCTGGCCACTTTTATGGCCACTTTTTCCAAAACATGTGTACAAAGTGATAAGGTGTTTTGTTCAAAAGTGGGCAAACCGGGCAGAAGTGGGCACGAGTGTGTACCCATCCCTATCACCTATTATCGACATCAATGACAGAATACGAGTATCCGTGAGCCTCTGAGATCGCTGGAAAGAGGGTGAGGATAAGTTTTTCAAGCTTTGGGTCTCTGTGTCTACCCCCACTTTCAAGTGTTTCTGGCTCTTCCCACTCAGTACTAATATCCACCAGTAAAGCTTTAGGTATGAATATCGTTCGCTTAATATCCTCTTCTTCTATAATTATAGTTACTTCAGCCATAGTTTCTCCTTTCAAGAGAAAAGTTTTTGTATTCTACGCGAGTCGATTCTCCTTTGTGTACTCTACCCAGTCGTTTTCTAGAGTTTCACCCTTGTAGGGGT